GAACCCGAAACTATGTTTCGAGATCCTCCGCCCCCGGTTGGAGGCCACGATTTACTTCGACTTCTCGAAGTTTCCGTGGTTGGAGAGTGACATCTGGGATGCACTCGGCGTCAATGGGACGCGTGTGGTTCGTTAGGTAGGAGATCGCTTTGTCGAACCTGCCTCGGGCTGCATGGGCATAGGCCACTGACCGCGCCTTGGCGTTCCAGCGCACGCGCGCGTCCGTACTGGCCAGGACCCCACCAATTGAGAAACTCTTTGCGACATTGTGTCGACACGAGATTCTCTTGCGGTGATCCTTGAGGCCAACGGACTTTGCGCGAGCGCGGAGCCGCCAGGCGCCGTTGAGATCGGCCATGCCATTGTCCCTGACTGCTAGAACAACCTGGAGGTCAGCGAGGCGTGCACGGGCAGCACCAGCTCTCGGCGCGGGGGCGTCACGAAGGGCCGTCATGCGGAGCTGCGATTCGAGCCGTTCCTGCGCGGTTTTCCGTTTCGTCCTCACGGACGTCGGACCGCCTTGAACAAAGGCTTTGAACGTAGTCTCATTCGCACGGCCCAGACCCCCCCCGCCTTGACTGAGGCGACCTGGTAGGCGACGATGCAGCGCAACTCTGTGCAGCGTCCTTTTCGCGAGCGCGCGGACAGGTCCGAGGGTTGGAAGGAATCCGGCCGGAGACCGGCCTTCAGAGATATCTCTGAGGCAATCTGACACCATGTGTCCCCTTAGACCCTCAACGGACTTGACCCCTGCGCACTCGCCAAGGCGGAAGGTGGCTCTGCCGACGATGCTCACCGAAATTCGCTCGGCCTCAAAAGAGGCCAGTGGCGATTTCCGTACGAGCCGTCCGCGGAACACCTTTCCGTCAAAGGACGCTTCGCGCTGCACAATCTGCTCACAGAACACGCCGAGACGACCGCGGAATGACTTGTCGTAATTAACGACGATTCCGATTTCGGTGCACTCGCGTTCGTATGCATCGCACGTTGCGGGCTTCCAGTTGGCAATCAGGTCGTCCCCATTGACTGCAAAGTCATGGGACGTACCGCCAGCTCGCGTGGCGCAGTAGTCATTGAGAATACTCATGACGAACCACGACACGCCCAGCCCCATCAGTGCACCGCATGTGAGCGGAGCGGAGCGTCCGTCCGGTGTCGACAGGACCATGTGCCCGCACACGGCCGGCACTGCCGCGATCATCCATTC